CTGGTGATCTGACAATGAATGGTGGTAACATCAATATCTTCGGAACTGATGGAACTACACCACGACTCACATTTGATAATTCTTCTGGTGACTTTACCACCTATGGTTCATTCTCTGCTCTGGGAACTGGTACGAGCACATTTGGTGGATCACTTTCAGTTGCTGGAGATGTTACGATGAACGGTGGAGATCTAACGGTCAACTCTAATGGTTCCGAAATCTTCGGTGTTGATGATGATGGTGCTGTTAAGATCGCTGGTATTGAGAACTACTTCTCACAAACTGGTGGTCGTAAGTGGCAATATGAAGATGGATTTGAGGTTGATCTTGAAGCCAATGTTAATTACTTCCTCAACGTAACACAGAATACTGTTGCTAAACTGCCACCCAATCCTCTAATTGGTGATATGATTCGCATTATAGATATTGGCGGAACCCTAACTTATAACCGTTCACTGGTTATTAGAGCAGAAACTGGTGTTGCAGTTCAGAACTCTACGGAGAATACTGGTTTAGCAATGCTATCGGGTGTAGGACAAGGTGCTATTAATGGTTACAACGGTGGTGAACTTATTGTTCAAACTCCATATGCAGGATTCGCACTTGTATATGCTGGTACAGCAGATCCAAATGGTGATACTGCAGTTCCTGCTGGTAAAGATGGTTGGTATCTAATCGAGGTCTAATAAATGCCCTTCTATCAAGAGATTAAGACAGCAAAAGGTGCCGCTATCGGCACCATTATGCCGTGGACGGGGGGTTTGACTCAAATCCCCGCTGGATGGCTTATTTGTGATGGTCAGAGTGTTGCTGCTAACGAATTTCCTCTGTTAGCACAAGCGATTGGTGATACTTACAATGCAGGCAACAGTAACTTCGTTGGAACTGGTGCTAATTCTTTTCCTAACTATGGTGGCAACATCAAACTTCCTAACTTGAACGGGAAGACATTGATGGATATTGAGACATCATATTTTGCTGATCGTGCTTCTGGTGGTACAGGACGTGCTGCTGACACTGATGTTCAGGCATTGACTCTATTGTCTCCTTTGATTGGTACAAATGAAGATAATGGTGTCACTACTATTTTTACTAATGTTTATGTTGATTTAGTCTTTGCTATTGCTGATGACGATAGAACTGGATATGTTGGTAGAATTAAGGGTAATACTTTAATTAACGGCGATGCTTTTCAGACGATGTATATTGGACCTAGAAAACTAGGTAGAGCACACATCAAAAGACATAATCATAGTGGAACTATTGAGACTATTGATAATGCATCTATTACTTCACCTGGAGATGGTGTTGTCCCATATGGAGACATCTCTTACCAGATTTTTGCACAAGGTGTTGATAACGACGGTAATAATGAAGATGGTGGTGATACATTCTACTTTGGTTGGACATCAGACATCTCATATCGTGGAGACTCGCCCCAAGAAACTGGCAATGGAGAATCCAATGTTTCTGTCACGTTTGATAGTGAAACATCTGATGTTGTTGGTGGTATCATTGGTGCTTCTGGATATTCAACGGGATCTGGTCCCTCCCAAGACCTTTACACTTTAGAGTGGCCTGGTCCTGGTGATGATATTGAGAACGGATTTGGTCAAGGTTCTGCTGGTAAAGTCATGGGAAAGGTTGCTGCGGAGCAACCACCGATCAACTTGAAAGCAAACAGTCTTACAAAATCTCCTTTAACAAGAAACTTTCTCAATACTCCAGATAATCCTGATGGTCAATATATTTCTGGATCTGTACCTTTTGGTGTAGGCGGCAATACAGTTGGTCTTCCTGATGGATTTACTAATTACTACACAACATCTGATCCAACTGTTCGTGATACTTTATTAAGTAATCCTGGTCGTAGCTTTACTGCAGAGACAGCTGACGATCAGATTTTCGCACATACTCATGATGAATTTGATGTTGCATTTGACTCTACTAGAATGAGACCACAAAGTAATATCACTGCTGACGTAAACTTACCATTCACTGTAAACCTAGACAATACTGCAAATAGGAATGCGTTACAGATTGATTTTAATGTAGAACAACCAAGAGTAACCTCTATATACATTATCAGGGCATACTAAAATGGTAGTAAGAAATAATTACGCAAGACAAAAATCATATTGGGGTGGTATTCCTGGAACCATTCAGATTCATACTGTTCCTGGTTTGGGGTTTAACAATGATCCTACAACTGCTGTGTTTAAAGAAAATTTACCAGCGGGGTTTTTGAAATGTGATGGCACTGTTCAGAACGCTAAAGATTACTATCTCTTGGCTCAAATTCTTGGTATTGGCGATGAGTCTAGGTTTAAAAAACCTGATACTAATGTGAGAAATGCGGACGCAGAAACCAATGATTTAGGACAGTTTCAGCTACCAGATTTGGGATCTAAAGTAATTATTGGTAGTCGAGGATCTGGTGAATATTTTTCTACTGTCATGGAAAACGATCCTGGTAGAAGCAAAGTTGGTGTAGAAGTAGTTCCGCAATCTAACATTGGTGATAGAGCAGTGGTTAATTATATTGGAAATATGCAGATCAGTGGTGATAATGCTGCTTTTAACGGTGTCCCAAAATACAATCTTCCTAGAGATACCAGTCCATACTCTCTAGCTATCGACGAGTTCCAAGGTCACTACCATAATGTAGGTGGAGATACTGGTTTTGTTAGACTGAATTATACAGGACAGCATGATATTAGTGGTCAAGGTAAAGGTGGTGATCCAAATAGCGCAAATGCTTCTGCTGGTAACTCTTTAGAAGAAACATCTTTAAATGTGCAAGATCCTGGATCAACAACTCACGATCACACTATTACAAGACCATACAATTACACGAGTAATTTTTCATATTCTTACCCAAATACAGAGCTTCAAATTGATGATATGTCATCTTATGTGGATGTTGATATTGAAGATTTAGATCTATTGAATCAAGTAGTTACACCGTTTATTCTAGTCCATTACATTATCAAGTTTTAAGATATGGGACGTTTATGCTATATCTACACGAATAGTACAGGTTACTACGTTCCGACCGCTACCAAATGTATTTGTTATTTTTCTGTTGGTGGTGGAGGCGGTGGAGCTCGCCCTAATGTAGGATATGATTTTGGTAGATCTCCCACTTCTGGTGGAGCTACTTACTATTCTGCTGGTGGACCATATGCTGGTGGTGGCGGACCAGGACAAATATATTCTGGTGGTAGTGGTGGATATGGTAACTATTCTTATGGTCAGAGAGGATTTTATAATAGCTCTGGAGGAAACACTGCTCGTGCTAGACCTGGATATGGAAATTATGGGTATGGTGGAGCTGGACAGTGGAGATCTCCCAGTCAATCTTATGGAGGCGGTGGGGGAGGTGCCTCAAGATCAACAGTAGCGAGGGGTAGTAGTGGAGCTATTCCTGGTCAATATGTAAGTTGGACTGTTGGTTCTGGTGGATTACAGGGTGGTACTGGTTCGTGTAGAATGGGTCAAAGTGGTGCTGTTTACATCAGTGTATGTACATATGATCCACCAACTCCTAGTATTACGGCAAATCCATTATCTTTTAGAGCAGATGGTTCTGATGGTAGTGATGGCACTGTAGGTTTAACGTGGTCAACTGGTGGTGGAGAAAGCACATCAGAAATTTTAGATAGGCTAGATCTCTCGAATAATCTTGTCCAAAGTTATGGTCAAGTAAATAGAAATCAGGGTAGTCCATTTATTGTAACACCAACAGAAAGTTCTGTTTTTAGATTGACAGTATCAAACCCAGCATATACTAGAACTGACAGCGTTACTGTATATGTTTATCAAAAACCTGTTGTGAATCTTACTGCTGATAATACTACTATTATAAGAGGTAACAACTCTAATATTAGTTGGACTGTTACTGGCGATGCAAGTACATTTTCGATAAGTCCTGGTATAGGGCAATCAAACTTAACTGGCACTACACAAGTATCACCATCGGTAACTACAGTATATACTGGTGTTGCATCTGGACTTGGGGGAACAGGTTCTGCTGACCTTGAAATTACTGTATTGCAGCCACCAACCATAAGTGTTTCTGGTCCTATAAATGTGCTTTGGGGGCAAGATATACCTGTAAGTATAGAAGCCACTAATTCTGAAGGTGGAATAAGTTACGTCGCGACGTATTACTTTACTGATGGCACATCTGCTGCTCAAAGTTCTGTGACTCTTCCTAATAGTACAGGAGATGAAATAAACATTCAAGCATATGATGTAAGTATTGCATATGATGATACATTACCTCTTCCTCTGGGACCAGAAAGTGTAGAAATATTGTTTACGGTGGATGGGTTTGGGTCTTTAACGGCAAGTGATACAATAAGTGTTCCAATTATCATTGACCAGTTACCAAATACTGTAGACATTCCAGAGTCGGATGATACTTTTAAAAATGAGGAACCTGTTGTGACGCCTGACGTTGAAGTTACAACACAACAAATTGTAGTTGATGATATTGATATTCCCGTAGAAATAAAATCTGATTATCCAATTCAAGTTGATATAGATAATAGTGATAATTGGCAAGATGTGAGGCAAATCTGATGCCACAGTATTCATCCTATAGTCCTGGAACGTATAATGTAACTGTACCAGCATATGCCCAGAATGTTAGATTTACTATTGCGGCTGCTGGCGGCGGTGATTCTGCTAATCCAAGCTGGGGATATGTTAGAGGTGGATTTGGTAGAGCGGGAGATTTTAGATTAGTAACAAGAACATACGATTATACATTAACCTTTTACCTTGGCGGTAAAGGTGGTACGAAGTATGATGGTAATATACCTGGCGGTTCTGGTGGATATTCTCCAATAGCATCGGGTGGACAAGGATATAGATCGGGTGGAGGTGGTGGAGGTGCCTCTGGAGTTTATGATAGAGGTCTTAATAGATATACTGTGATTGT